TGATTATTTCGTTATCAACGGTTTAGGTTAGTAAGTAAAGGTAGCGCAGTCGGGCTCGTTGAACATCATCAGGTAATCGGCCGGTGTCGTGGACATCGCTTCCCAAGTCGGGGTGTAGGGCTCGCCGGTTTCAGTATAGAGCGGGAGATCATTAGTCAGTGCCCACGCATTTCTCCAATTCTCATGCCAGGCAAACTCCGTATAAAGGTGATTAGGACTTGAAACAAACTCGGGGAGGTCCTTAAAAAGGACGCCTGTCTTGGCTAAATTTCTGACAAGGGCTGGATCCCTAGTCTTTGCACACTCGTATATCACGCGTTTCGTGGCCTCCTGGGGGCCCCCGATGGACTGGAAGAACATTGACCTCATTGCTCTGTATGCATGAATGTTGGTGCCCATGGTGTCAACCATCAACCCCAGATACTTAGCTGACCACTTCTGTGGCTCAATGTCCGTGGTGAGGCTTGAAATGGCACACCGGGTATAATAATCACGCTCAGCTCTCCAAGGCATGATCTCTAACGGACCAGTGTCGCCACGCCGCATCCTGACAAACTTGCGCTTAAGAAATTCCGGTCCACTTCTGATGACCGCAAAAGCAGGTGTGCCATCAGACAATGGCCTGTCAGCAATTAGAGTTAAGAGGGGAGAAACTCCGTAGGCATCGGGGACGTGTATACCTGTCTCAGCAATTTTCAAGAAGAGCCCACACCGGTCTGCGAACAGCCGTTGGAACTCCCCTAAAGGGAAAGATGCTGAGCGATCTTTGCAAATATGTTCAAAAAAACGCATCTCGAAGCTGTAAAGGGAATTATCTCCATACTGAGCACGCTGCATGAAGGAGGATTGGAACTCTCGGGCCAAGACGGGATCGGAAACCAGTATCTGCTCATATATCAACAGAATAGCGCATTGGGCAGCAATCTCCATGTACAGAGTGTCAAGCCAACTAGTGGCGAATAAGCCGGAGAACACTTGACCCACAATAAGCCTATAAGTCAGTCCCTCCCATTTAACTATCTTCACTGCCATCTCATGAGCACGCTGGAGCATAAAAGCACGAGCAACAGCATAGTGCTCACCATGAGTGGGAGGCAAAGCAAAAAAAGGAAGGAGCATTATGAGACTTATGATGGAGGCGAAAGCACTCTGGTCAAAATGTGTGATGTCAAGAGTTATATAAAAC